CTGCAATGTCACGGACCCATTGCGCAGAATCTTGTATTTGCTCAGGTGCTCCATTGCGGCATTCAAGTCAGCGAACTGTGCGCCAGGGCCGTGCACGGTGAATGTAACGGCGGTGTCGATGAAGTATTCAACATCGGTGATGAAGCCCTCGATCGCCTTACGCAATTGCTGAAGGTCAGCGTTGCTCGGAGCCCCGCACGCTGTTCCAGAAAAATCAAAGTAGCCGCGAGTAAAGGCGCGATAGATGACCTCGACGACCTCGCGTTGGTCAAACTCAAGCGAGGCCGCTGGGACGATTGACCCCTGGATGCCGGCGCTTGGATTGCCGTCTACATATTGTGCGTTAGGATTGGTAGGCTGGTCGAGCGGCTGATTGTAAAGCATTGCGTTGCCCTCAAGATGTGGAGTACTCGTCCCATTCGGTAGTCACTGCAAACTGCCATGGACCGCCAGCTGGCAGTGTCACGCGCACAACAAAGCCTTCCTTGTTTGCCAGCATCAGCGGGTGCTCACCCGGTAATCGCTCGAACAGTGTCACCCGCGAAGGCGTGAACACTGCAGGCGCCACGATCGGTGCAATGAAGACCTGGCTGTCTAGCGGAGCCATATCGAGCGTGCGCACACCCGGCGTCAGCGGTGCCGTATTAGCGACCATGATGGTCGCTCGCGAACCTGCCATGCTCGTCCGCAACTGGTTGTTTGGTGCAAGAAACGTGATGGTCGTGCCGCCGGAATCTGGATTGGTAAAGTTGCGCGCAGCAAACATTTCGAAGGTCGCGATGCCCGCAGCAAAGATGTTCGTGGCTGCAATGTTGAGGCGCACGCGCCGTATGAATGCATAGAATGGTGCCGACCCTGTAACGCCCGGCCAATAGAATGAATAGATCGGCGCCGAAGTCATTGCCACCGCGTTCGGCATTATCCCGCTCTTGGCAACGTGCGCGTATACGCCGCCGTTGCCGTAATCTTGTGGGATCAGTGTTGCCAACTGCATCGGCTGCTGTACCGATCCATCACCCGTCGGCGACACGTCGCGCATACGGACGGTGAACAGGTTGCCTAAGCCGTCCTTGATTTGTCTGTTGTCGGCCATCAGAGCATCCCTAGTGCTAGATATTGCGAGTTATACGGCTGAGTGAAATCAAGCTGCTCTTGCGGTGAATAGTCATAAACGATTTGAGTCTGCGCTGGCTTCAGGCGATCGAAGAGACATTCAAGATCGGCGGCAATATCGATCTTCAACAATCTATCAATGCCAGTCTGACTCGAATTGCAATAAAAGTGCGTGAAGGCTAGGGCGTTAACGTGGATCGTCCAGTAGAAACGTATTTCCGGCGGACCGAGCATCCAACGATTTCTAGTCGGCTCGTCAGGATTATAGATGCCGCTCTCGTCACCGCAGCGCGATACACCCGCCATATACGGCGAGAACTCTCTGATGGTGATATTGTAGCCAAATTCCGTTCCAAGCGCATCGAAGAACGCGCGCGACTGACCACCCATCAGGGTCATCTTGGCGACGAGCGCCCGACGCCGTTCGGTCAGTGATGTTGGTGGGTCCTTCCGACACGGATCAGGCAGACCCCAGTTGCGCTCCCAATCTGACAGCAACTCGAATGTTAGGCGCGGATCAGATTCGATCTCTAATAGATCGCCCGCGCGGCCATCAACAAATCCCCAATAATTACATAATCCATTGCAAGCTTGCCACAGCACACTAGTAACCGTGTGCTTTGGCCACGCCTGTCCATTCGGCAATAGCCCTAGAAAGGCATCAAGATAGTCGCTGCCGGAACGACGAATATGGCGATCGGACACGTTGTGATCACCCGAAAGTCAAATCGCCAAGGACGGCCATATTACCGGGTGACGGCATCGGCGCGTCACTAGCCACTAGATCATAGGCATTGACCCCAGTAGCCCCGGCGATGCCTTCGTCCGACCATGAGCGATACCAGAACTGGCCCGGGATCGCGCGGGCCGCGAACACGGCAAGAAGACTATTCTCAATTGCTGCACGTGTTGAAGCAGTGTCGGAATCTAGATAACTGATGCGCAGGTTGATCGGATATGGGATCGGCCCTTCAACGAAGAAGTCTTTCACCGCAACCGGCCGCACGGTGTTGATGTAGGACTCAACGGCGTCGATATCTTCCGGCAACGGGAAGCCGTCATTAGAGGCACGTAGATCGTCCATCATGAAACGAATGGTTACGGTGCCGATGCCCATCTCAAGCGGTGCGCACCAAGCGCGCGTAACGCCAGGAACGGCTAGTGCCCACGCCTCATAGTCATAGGCCGATCCGCCCATCGGCGGTTGCCGGATGCGGCGCAGGATGCGTGCGCGCAACTCGTCATCGGTCTCGTCATCAGTGCCGCCGCTGAGCTCGTCGGCTACCGTCGCGATGATATCGACACCCGACGGTGGAACCACGAATGCTAATGTTGCCCCCTGATCCAGATTGCTCAGAGTACCCGGATCGAGCGCAATGACGTTAACCAAAGTTGGCCCGGCGCCAATGACATATTGGGCAGTCGTCTCGTACGCTACTACAGAGGCACCTTGCAGTTGCGTCCCTTGCTGTAGCTGCGTATTTTGCGGAATGATCGAGCCCAGCACTCCAGTAGCCGAGACATCCCCTTGAGCTGGCGTAGCAAGTTTGCGCCCCGTCGAGCCATCCGCGTTGACCAGCCAAATCTTGCCATGGCGATCCAACCACTCGGTTTCGGCCGTGTCCGGCAATAGCTGGTTAGCCAGCCAATCAATATACTGGAGAGTCAAATGACAGAGCGCCCCCATTGCGTCAGCCATAACGCGCAAGAGGCTGTTCGGCACATTGGCATCGGAGCCGGGCAAGTTGGCGCGCACGCTGTCGCGCACCATCGTGCGCACGTCGCGCAACGCGGGCGTTGACCAAGGCATTGTTTTATTCCTGAATGCCGTCCCACAATGATTGATAGCGCAGCTCGATCGCTGGCGATGGTCCGCGATAGATTGTGATCAGCGAATTGATTTGCTGCGGACTCACGCGCTCAGACGCAATGGTGAATGTCGAACAAATCTGATTGTCAACGAACGGCTGCAGCGCGGTACGGATATAGTTGTTGATTAGCGCAATCGTAGCGCCGCGCTGCGCGTTCGGCCCTTCAATTGCAGAGCGGCGCAGCAGCCAAAGTTTGGAACCAATATCCCATGCGCCCCAAATTTCCTGCGCATCGAGATTGCCCCACCATCCCTGTCGATCAGTGGAGTCCGGGTCAGGCAATGGATCATTAACATCGGCGAGTGCATTCGTACCGAGCGCGATCGCAATAGCAGTTGCCAGCGCGTAGCTATCATCGAGCGTGCCATCTGGCAGCAGATTCCAATCAAGCGTGACTGAATAGCGCGGATAGATCGCGTTCGATACTAGCCGGATATCCGGCGAGGCTGGAACCCGCGCAACGAGCATGGCTTACCCGATCCGGCCCCAAACGTTAAACGCCGGACCTGAGAGTGTCATCACTTTGGCAAATTTGTGCGCGTCTGGCGTACCACCGCAGTAGTCGTTTTTATTCTTTGTCTGATGAAGCACGTCGTCGTCCGCTTTTGAACTGGCCAGACTCACCTTTGAAGCGCTCGACAGTCTGTGGTCCTGGGCACTAAGTTCGTGAAAATCTGCGCTATTCGCGCCCGCTCCTGCGACGGCTTTTTGTCCGGTTGGTTTGTTCTGTTGCGATTGCTGTCCACCACCGCCAGAGCTCCCACCGCCGCCGTTTCCCGCTCGCGCTGCTGCTCGTTCGCGCCCCCCCAACTTTAATTCTAATTCTAATTCTAATTCAGGTTCCAAGCCGGCCCATAGGCGCGCTTCGATTCTAGATTCGAAAGTGGCGTACAAGCTTCTCTTTGCTTGACTTGCTTGGGATTGATTCTGTGGCGGATTCGCCATACCACTTCCAGATGCTACAAGCTGACTTCTAATTTTTTTGCTTGTAGGCACTGAATTGTACGTGCCATCGCTCGCCAGATGGAATTGCTGATCGTCATCCTTGGTCCGGTGCATCGCACTGTCGCCGGATGATAATCCGCGCAGCCGGTGGCGACGGTCATCGATTGGACCCGGAATCGGGAATGATCGTGAGCCGTTCATATAACTATGAAACGTCTCGGCCCCTCCGGAGGTGTCGGAAGGCATGTTGTTAGATGTGAAGCCGTAGTTCTGTGGGCTTTCGATATCATCGCGGGCTTCGTTGCCCTGCATCGTTCCTTTGTGCGTCTGCATCAGCTTGTTGTCGTCTATGGTGTCAACGACGCCGCGTGATCCGCCGGACGTGTAAGAGCGCAAGGAAGTATCTTTTGGTGTTGCACGGTGCATGGTCTGCCTCAGATTGGTGGTTGACTTCCAGGAGAGCCGATTATCGGGAAATTCGTGT